AAATTATCACGCATTTTGTTTAAAATGCGCTGAATATTGTGAACAATTCCAAATTGACTTGTGTAAAATGATTGATAATTGTGCTTCTTTTAAGAATTTAGAAGAGGCGGTATATCAATTGAATGAAGTTGAAACTCGGAAAAAGCGAACTAGTGTTTCCGGCTATGTGTTATCTCTATATGAAAGATTGCGATCTAATATTTTGACAACATGGACTGAAATTCGTGATAAGCATGCTGGGAAACTGGTTGCCTTCGCGACTGTTATAGGTGGTGTTATGGGATTGTATGCGATTAGGAAGATTTTTAATAATTTTAAATTTTCCGACGTGCAACAGCTTGGAACACCAGTTTTACCAAATGAAACATATCCTGAAGAGGCCAATTGTAATTTTACTTTTGGTTCTCAGAGGAACTTGGTTGGAGAATCCAGGGAACTGGAGAAATCTATGCCAAGGAAATTTGTTTCAGAATCTAGGGAATTGGAGAAATCCGCACCCCGAAGATTCGTTGGTGAATCTAGAACAGAAAAACGGAAGAAGAAGTTTGTTGGACAAGCTACTTTAGATCAGAATGCTCAAGAACTCATGAGTCCATTTGCCAAAAACACTTATATAGTTTATACTAAGCGTGATGGCGAATGGAAACGTGTTGTGAATGGAGTGTTCATACGTGGACGATGTATGATGATGGTGGCTCATGCGAGGAAGTTCCTGGGGGAAGATTGTATAATACGATCTTTTCGTCAGGGGCAAGGATTAAGCTTTAAATTATCAGAAGTTAAATTTATAGATTTATTGGATGGATCTGGTAATAAGTTAGATGCGATGTTATTGGTGATGCCTCGTAGGATACCTGCTCATAAGAATATAGTTGATCACTTTATGCAAACTAGTGATCTGTGTACCTTTAAGAATATTTCCGGATACCTGCTGATTATGAAGGAATTTACTTCAGACGGTAACCGGTATATTACACCTCAGACTAATATTTTACGTGACATAACTGCTATTGATAGTCAGCAGTATAATTTGACTACCACGGATAAACGATTCGAATCGTGGGACGTAAGATCTGGATATATGTACTCTGCGGAAACGCAGTCAGGAGACTGTTCAGCTTTGTTGGTAGCATCTTGTAGTGCTTTACCAAGAAAGATTTTAGGGATACATGTGGCTGGTTCAAGACATAGTGGTTATGCCATTGGCCAACTCATTACCCAAAAAAATGCTTACACGTGCTCTCACGGAAGTTCCCTTTGAGGCTCAATTACATTTTACCTATGAAAATTTGAGTGTCAATGAAGAACTTATACCTATTTGTCCTGCGGGTGATTTTCTGCCGATTGGCAAAGTTGCTCGCCCTGTACCTGCAGCCGTAAAAACTGACATTCGTCAGAGTCCATTATATGGGTTAATTAAAGAACCCTCTACTGGACCGGCTATACTACGACCAAAGATGATAGATGGAGTACTACATGATCCCTTGATGAAGGGCTTAGAAAAGTGTGGGACGCCATCTCGACCTGTGGATCTAGTCCTTCTGACTAGATGTAAGAAAGCAGTTTTATCAACTATCCAAAATAGTAGAATAACATCTGCAAAGCAGATATTTTCGATATCTGATGCTATAAAAGGGATTGAAGGAGATGAATTTATTAAGCCTATTAATAGAAGTACATCTCCGGGATATCCTTGGATATTTGATAAAGACGGAACGAAAGGAAAGACGAAATGGTTAGGTCAGAATGAAGATTTCATAGTTGATAACCCTGATGTGGTTGCGGCGTGTGAGGAGCGAGTTTTAAAAGCTCGACTTGGAATACGTCTACCTACAGTATGGGTTGATACTTTGAAAGATGAACGACGACCGCTGGAAAAGATTGCCGCTTGCAAGACGCGAGTATTTAGTGCTGGCTCTATGGATTATTTAATAGTTTTCCGCCAATACTTTTTAGCCTTTAATGCTCATCTGATGCGCAATAAGATATTTAACGGTAGTGCTGTAGGAATAAACCCTTATAGTACAGACTGGCATATCTTAGCAAGTCATTTGAAAAAGAAAGGACCCAAAGTCTTTGCTGGTGATTTCTGTAATTTTGACGGAACATTGCTATCAGAGATTCTGTGGGCAATCTTGGATCTGATTAACGATTGGTACGATGATGGAGACGACAACCGAACGATTAGGACCGTGCTCTTTTTGGATATTGTAAATTCGATCCATTTACATGGAGACAATTTATACCAATGGAGCCATTCACAACCTTCTGGCAATCCTTTGACGGCAATTTTGAACACGCTATATAATCTTATCGTTATGCGATATGTATTTGTTTTGTGTACTGATTTGACGTTGAAGGATTTTGATAACTATGTGTATATTGTGGCTTTTGGAGACGATAATGCGGTGAATGTGAGTGATAAGATAATTCATTTATTTAACCAAATAACCGTTTCCGAAGCCTTTGATACACTTGGCATGAAATATACGGACGAGGGCAAAACTGGGAACATGATTCCTTTTAGAGAATTGAAAGAAATTACTTTTCTCAAAAGAGGATTCCGTTATGATTCTGATTTGGCTCGGTTCGTAGGACCTTTGGAACTGGATGTAGTTTTGGAAATGCCGATGTGGGTTAAGGGTGATATTGATCATGATGAGAGGTGTCGTGTGGTTGTAGATAAAGCGTATGGAGAACTGGCAATTCATGGTGAGGATATTTTTAACAAATGGACTCCCAAGATTGCCACCATCGCTAGTCAATGCCTAGCGTCGCCGCCTGTCTTGTATGATTACCTAGACTATGTCGGTTTGGATCTGGAACGAAACTAAGTCACGGAATGGGGCTCTTGTTCAATGGCGTTCGAGAATAGAGCAGCAAATCCTGAATCCGTGCATAAGGTCGAGGGTTGTTTAGCCCGATTACGCACCGACGCGACCTTGATAAATAAAAGTCCTGCGTAACGCCCATCTACGTGTTGGTTTGGGTAGATCGACACTCTATGGATGTAAAACTAACTTACCTGCTGAAAAACAAAACACTTTTAATAATGAAACTCTTTTAGTTAATAAGTCGTCGCGTGAGACTATGGGAAATCCAACTCAGACTCAGGCGGTCTCCGATGTAGCGCCTAGTACGTCAGCGCAACAGATCACCGGTTTTGTGGATGACGCTACTACGCAACCAGCGAGCTTACCTTTTATTGTAAGCCCGACTGTTTCCGCAATAGCAGATTCTATGGAATCTCGTGTACATACGCTACTCGATGTGCTAGCTCGACCAGTTCCTGTAGCTTCAGGAATATGGGCTGATACTGAATCAAATAACTCCGTACTGGAAAATTTGTCATTTCCACAGGCTCTATTTGACTCTTCTCCGAATATAGTCGAAAAATTAAATTATTTCGCCTTTTTTAGAGCAGATGTCTGTATTAGAGTAATGGTTAATGCCAATACTTTCCAACTTGGTAAATTGATCGGATATTTCACGCCCTTTGTCGAATACACTGGGGACCGTTTGGTTTCTACCGATTTCCCGTCGTCTTATACGACATATCCCTATGTAATTAATGATGCTTCTGTTGGAAATTCTACTGATTTGTTGATACCTTATGTTGCACCTTATAGTTCTTATCAATTGCCTGGCAAAATTGGTAATATAGGAAACTTTTATTTAAGAGTCCTTAATCAATTAGCCGCTGGCAGTTGTAACTACACCGTGTATGCGTGGTTTACTAACATTTCAGTGGATCTTCCAACTGGTAAAGAAAATCAACTAACTGCAATATCATCTACCTTGAAGCGTGTAAAGGATGCTTATAAAGCTCTTGGACAGAAAGCCCTGACAACTCTCAACAGACGAATGGATAAGTTTGAGGCACAAGTTGCAGGAGAAGGTGAAAAGAAGAGTCAAGGGGTTGTTGCAGCAACGTTCCATACTATTGATAAGATTGGAACCGCACTTGCAACCGTCCCACTTTTGGCTCCTATAGCCGGACCTGTTTCTTGGGCAGCAAAAGCCATAGCTGGTGTAGCGGAATACTTTGGATGGTCTAAACCTCTGGACTTATCGCACAATCAAAAGTTCTTTAATGTTCCAGGGTATGCCTATACTCAGGGTTCCGGTACCGATAGTGGCGTTTTGTTGGGCACAACTCAGGATAATGTAATAGAGTCGCGTGGCGACCTTTTCGGTAACAAGGTGGATGAGATGGAAATTTCGTGGATCGTGGCTCATAAATGTTTGGTTGACCGCTTCAATTTGTCCACCGGTGACGCGCCTGGTACTCTTAGATTTGAGTTTCCAGTAACGCCGGGCTGGTGTCGATTTGTTGGGGCGGAATATCAACCTACCGTGACCGCCTTCATTGCTTCAATGTTTAAATATTGGCGGGGTGGACTTAAATATAAGATTCAAGCAGCTAAAACTGCATACCATTCTGGTAGATTGAGAATTATATATTTGCCCACTTCTCCTAATTCTAACGTAGATGCACCTGATCAAGCGTACAATTGGATATTCGATTTACGAAATTCTTCTGAGATTGAGTTTGAAATTCCCTATAATAACATAATTGAATGGGCTCAATGCGGATTAACAGATACGACTAACAGTACCTTTTCTTTAGGCACTGTCAGGATAGAAGTTCTTAACGAGCTTCGTGCTCCTGATTCAGTCTCACCTGTTATCCAATTTAATGTCTGGGTATCTGGAAGTGCAGATTTACAATTTGCGGTTCCGGAGATTACCAGATATGTTCCTTCATTAACATCGACAGAATTGGTCTTTGATGCTCAAGTGCTAGGCTCCTCACAAGATGCTGGTTTTAATGATATGTCAGAAAAACCTCGTATGTTTGAGATGGCTGTTGCTAGTAAGCTCGATCCGTGTAAATATTCGATTGGCGAGATGGTTCGCAATCTGAGAGTATTAACACGTCGGTTTGGAATTGTAAGGAGAAGTACATTGACCACTAGTACAGTACCAACGGACACTTCATTGCCTAATTACTATTTTGGAAAGGCCTTTGTTCCCGGTAATAATGTTAATACATATTATATTTCTCCTGTGGATTATATATCTTGGATTTATAAATTCTTCAGGGGAGGTATGAGGTGGAAAGTCTTTTATGACGGACGTATTACTGCGGGCGGAGTTCAACAAGGTGTATTGGCAATGGGTGCTCCTGAGACATTCTACTCAGTGCTCCCTGATACAATATTCGAGCGATTCTTTGCCGCTGCAGGCGCTTTCACGCATAGGGTTTTTAACAACTTTAACCCAGTGTTTGAGGTTACTGCACCATTTTATTCTCAGGTTCCGATAAGGCCCGTCCAGGATCCTGATGAAGTGTTATTACCGATCTTGGATAATACTTGTGTGTACCATCGTTTTCAGCGATATTCGACTGATAATGATGAGAAACTAGATTATTACAAGGCTGGTGCTGACGATTTTACCTTTGGATGGCTGGTAGGCCCACCTTATCTTGTTCCTAGAACATTAAACACTACGATACCTTTTGGTTCTGTAACGTTAACTACTTATGACTCAGGTACTAACAATTTTGTTATAACTTGGGGCAATGTAAATTTGGATATTAGACCCGGGACGTATAGAATATTAGCTTCTGTACCTCCTGGTACTGATATACCATTCGTTGCGGATGTAGCAGCTGTACCAACAGCTTTCCCAATACCGCTTATTGAGTTTGAGCTATTGTATGCTACTGACAATCAGGCTGTTATGAATACTATTTTCGTACCACCTGGTTCGCCAGAACCTGTATATAATGCTGCTGAGACTCTGGTTGCGGTCCAACTTTTGGGGAGCGTGGCAGTTGAGCTTAAGACCATTTAAATCGGACTAGAGATAGTTTGATAGATATTTACTTGAAGGATAGCCTCTTCAAAAGTGATATAATTGGTTATATAATTGGCTACGCTAATAAAATGGCGGGAT